GCTTGTTGTTGAACAAAATAGCCCCCACCGCCGATGGCGATGAGGGCTAATTCGTGCTATTAAGTTTTACTTTGTTGGTGCTGTTGTCTTGAAATGCTCGTAAGCACCGACAACTACTGGTCCAAGTACTGCGACCAATGCTCCCCAAGCAACTGACTTGAGGTGATGATTGCCTGTCTGCCAGATGGCAACAGATGCAACAAGCAGAGCAGATAGATAATGCTCAAGTACCTTTTTGCTGATCTTCATGTTTCTCCTTATGACTAACAGGCAAAGCCTGTGCCATAAGCATATCCTAAGCCAAGGGGAAGATGGCTCATGCCATGTGCTGTTTAACCAATGTCATGTACTTGTTCCAGTCAAAATTTTGGCCAGGATCCTGATGTCCCCCCGCAATCTTGAAGGCGTTGGTAATGTCAACATGTCCACAAAAGCCAGACTGTCCTGCGACAATCTGCTCAGGTGTTAACTTGACTGCAGGTATTCCATGCCTATTGGCTATATCGGCCGTGAGAGAGGCGCTGAGGGCCAATTCTGCGGTGCTGTAGGCGTTAGCCCAGACAGCAGGTGTTTGTGCCGCATAGCCCGCATGCTCAATGGAAATAGACTCTTGGTTCAGGTCATACTCATCCACAGCCCATGCTGTGTCTTGCTCGCTAACTGACTGGACAATCTGCTTATCGTCCACCATGTAGTGGGCAGAAGCCTGTGGGGCTGATGAGCCTGCAAACCACAGGGCTACCTGATTGGCACGGCCTTCAGACTGTGGCGTCTCCATTGTGTGGATGACGATTAGTTTGACGGTCTTGCCACCACGACCAGGCGAGTAATGCTTAGCCTGTATGAATGGGTATTTTATTGCCATATAAGTCTCTCTGCTAAATCACCTGGATTGCAAAGGTCTGCCTCTTTACAGATGGGATGGCCTGCCTCTGCGTAGCATTCTGCTACCAGTTCAGAGCAGATGTAGCCATCATGCTTTGCAAGGTAATTAATAATTGCGTGTGGGAAAATCTTGACGCCTAACGCACGGAATGCAAGCATGACAATGATGCCGAAATTGTATGGCCGTCCGACTGTTGACTTGGCGTGAACAACAATCTTTGCTCGCTCGTCATCGGATAGTTCTTCATGCAAGTTCCATGCAATGCGTGGGTAGTTTGTAACTGGGCTAATAGCAACGCCAGTAGGATTGGCTTCAACGACTTGATCATCACCAATGTAGATAAACGCATGGTTCCAGCGTGACACCGTTCCTAGTTTGATTAGTTTGGCAAAAAAGCCATTGCTGCTTACTACTCCATAATCACCAATGCGTGGCTCGTATGTCATTTGTTGTCCTCGATCAAATCTTCCAGATGCTCAATCTCTTGCTTTTCAAGTTTGAGGATGTGGCGGATAATCATGGCATCACGCTTGGTCTGACCGATCAAGGCAATGCCGATGATAAGTTCAACTGTTACTGCAAGCCATGAGGCAAGATTCATCCAGAGGATGTAGTTGTGTGTGTCGTGGAACAACTCAGGTTGCGCCCACCACACAAATGTCATGCAAGTCCAAGCCAATACAAAGTACCAGTTGCGGATAAGTCCTTGAATCTTCCACGAGATATTTTCGCTAAAGGTCAAAACATCTTGAGTATCTGGGTGGATGTATTTTTTCTTAAAAGGATTAATCATCGTGTCTCGCCTTCATTACTGCTACATCGGTCTTGATACGTTGTTGGTTTTTAATAAGGTCGTCAACTTTGTTTATCAAGCCAGTCTTGCCGTCGTTGTATAGCGCATACTCAATACGGCTAGTGCGCTTGTCCATCTCAGAAATTACAGTGCCTAACTTCTCTGTTTCTTCTTTAATCGTCTTAACAATGTAATGCCTAAAAAGCATTCCAAGGGCAGTCATTACACCGCCAAATACGAAGAAGTAGTAGTAAATCGTGCCTGACAGATTCACTTGGTTTGTTAAACTATCGCTGACTGTTTTAAGCATTGCAGTATTCCTTATATGTTAAACGACGGTACGGAATTGAAGGTTAATAACGCCGCCAAATCCTTGAAAGCGACGATCAGAAGGAGCCTCACGAGTAAAGGAAATGCTTTCAATAACTCCACGAACAGTTTCGTTGTTTGTAAAGTCTTGCAAGATAACTACATCGCCATTTGACTCAATAGTTTCTAGCGCAGATAGACGCTCAATTGCTGCGCCTTCATAGCCAGTAACCATGTTGTAACGATCTTCTTCAAAGTCATAACACATAAGCGGTAAGGTGTAGATACGCTCACGACGCACCGCTGGTAGGGCTTTAAGTTGATAGCCATTGAATGAATCTTCTTGGCCAACAAGTTGTCCAGATTCTGGATAAAATGTAAACTTCAAGGCAACTGATTCTTGTGGAATATTGTTTGCCGCTGCGTTTAGTCCAGATACATCTTGGGTAAAATCAAAACTGCCATTGACTGTAATAATGTCTGTTACTTCACCAGTTGCAAGTACGCTGCTTAGTTTAAGCGTGCCAAGCATAGGCAAAGTCTCACGCAACTTGACCAACTCAAAGTGTTTATCCTCAAGAGTGAAGTAACGGATCTGACCAGTCTGTAGATAGCCACTAGATACAAGTGTGTTGGCTTGCTGGTAAACGCCAGTGCCTTTAACGCCGATAACAAGTTGATTGGTTTGACCCATGACGCAGACGGCTGTTGCCTCTGCTGTAGATGGCACACGAAGGTGTGTAGCCCATCCCATTTGCAAGGTGCCAAAGTCACGGCTTAGGTCAATCTTGATAAGGCCAGATGAGTATGTGCCATCGCCATTGTCTATGTAGTTAGAGACTGTGACATAGGCAAAACGATCATTGAAGGTAAGGTTGCGGCAAGGCAGGCCGTTAAGGACTGTTGCGCTGACAGGATCATAGCCATTGGTTACAACGATCAGTGGACCGTAGGTAATGTAGCCGTTGGATACAAAGCCTGATGTATCAATGGTGCCGATACGTATGCCCTTGTTTGTGCCAAGCACAATAAACTTGCCAAGGTATGCACCCATGCAATAAATCTGCTCGCCAGTAGGCATGATGGCAGCCTCAAGGCTACGGGTAAGTAGCGGGATGTTACCCGTTGTTGTATCTAGTGCGAGTCTAAATATTGAAGAATAAGAGCCAGCATAACCAGAGACGTAAATATTATTTGGGCCTTCACAAACTGCCGTCCATTTCCATGATGCGTTTGGATGTACATAGATTGGTAGATTGTTGTTGCTCGCCAATTGCACTGTACCTGTGGCAGAGGCGTTGTTAGATACTGCAGCGTTGTTGATGAAAAAAGTAAACTGTGTCTGGCTAGGTACGCTGGTAACGGTAAAGGTGCCGTTGTATGGGCTGCCTACACTGGCAAGTGTTACCTCTGAGCCAGTTACAAAGTTGTGAGCAGATGCAGTTGTGATATTGGCGTTGAAAGCGCCATCAATGTATGTTGAGGCAACGTTGTATGAGTTAACGCTGTTAACCTCGAACAAGGCATTGTTGATGCCTGCGATGAGGCGTTGTTTAACCCAACCCATAACGCCTGTGGTAACAGTGCCAAGGAATGATGGATTGGTAAAGATCAATGTGCCGTTGGTTGCATTGGTCAATGGGCCTTTGTAAATGCCTGTGGCATTAAGGACATAATAGTTTTGACCATCTTGGGCAAGGGCTAGGATGGTACCTGAGCCGCCCCATGTCAGGGTTGTAGTAGCACCTGCAGATGTAGTGCGTTGCAAAGTTGAGCCAGTTGCTGTCAAGTATAGGTTGACGCCAGCGGCGTCTGTGCCACCAACCATGAGTGGCGTAACGCCACTGCCTACTGTGATGTTGCTGTTTTGTGTTACATCTGGGAGTAGTGTTACTCGACCAATGTTAAATACATCTACACCAGCGGACTTGTTAAAGCGGTAGCCAACAGTCTCGCCTTCAACTGGTTCTTCGTAGCGAATGCCAGCGCCGTAGTGAAACGAGGACTGGCTGCGTAGCCACCAACCTGTGAGCGTCTGCTCACCTGGTTCTTTCTGTTGGTCAATTTGTTGCTTGCGATACTGGGCTGTCTCACGCTTATACGGATGCTCACGGCTAATGCCAAGGAAGAACGGCAAGCCAGAGATGGCACAGTCGTAGTTGTTGGATGTGTTGACATAGGTAGAGCCTGCTGTTGATGGTAAACCAATCGAATCTACAACTGGTTCCGCAATGTGGATAAAACCATCAGTCATGCTTACTCCTTATTCTAAAAGGTTCACCAACGATCTGGTTCGCCCATGTGCTAGTTGTGTGTAAACTTGCGTTGTAGCCACACTTGTGTGGCGCATAAGTTCTTTAACAGCAATCAAATCGCCACCGCTTTTTTCAAGCATTGTGGTGGCGAAGTAATGTCTAAGGCTGTGGAAATGCTTAGCCTCTGGTCCGAGGATGCGACGCATCTCATCGGCTGCTTTTTTGGAAAACTTGTTAGGATCAATTTCCCACAAACGACCCAAGGTGTTATGAGATTTAATCATGTCAGCCACTACGGGGCTGATAGGTACAATTAGGTCAGTGTTTCCTTTGCCTAGCACTTGAAGCATCGGACCATCTTCAGTCTCAATCAAGTCAGCACCACGGATCTTGGCTACTTCCATGCAGCGCAAGCCTGCCATACCACCTAGAATAAACCAGTCTTTATATGGCTGATTAGCCTCTGCTAACAGTTTTGCATATTCGCCCTTGGTAACAGGCTTAGGTACGCCCCTGCCAGCCTTTACATCTGGCAGATCAACCGCTGGGTTGTTGCCATTGACTAGGCCAAGTTTGTTTAAGTGCTTATAGATTGAGCGTAAGCGAGAAACATAGTTAGCCTTCGTGGACTGCTTGGTAGCAGCCAATACGATCTTTTCTAAGTCTTCTCGCTTAGCCACTGCAGGATGTACGCCAATGCGGCGTATGATCTGCCAATCGGTTCTAATGACATACGGGCTAAAGCCCGATGAATCATAGCGGTTTTTTAACTGACGGTATATCTCGTCCATTGGTGTAAGTTCCATAGGACAAGACTACCACCGATTTAACTCTCTGTGGAGTTAGCCTGTGGCGCAGAGTTGGCTGCGATTGTGGCTAGGTAGGCTTGGTAGTCGCTATTGGCAGGGTCTAGCGGTATGAATGATTGAGTATTATCTTCATTCAATCTCAAAATATATGCTGGACTGTATTCAGTTGCCGATACTGGTTGATATGTAATAGCCATTTTATAACTCCGCACTCAAGGATACATTGCCGCCATTCCATTGACATTGATAACCAATGGTTAATCCAGATGCGCCAGAAGCATAAAGAGAAAATGCAGTTGGGCTAATTCCATTAGCAGATAAAGCAGTTGGCGTTGCATAACCTTGATAAGTTATATTGATATAACTGGTAAAAGTACCAGTTGGTGCAGTTGGGGTTGGGGTAACTCGCATTGAAACTGGAAAATAACGATAAAAGTTTGCCGAAGTTCCCGTTACTACTTGACCAAAAAAATCATTAATCCCATACACTTGATAATACCGTTGGCACAAGGCTAACTCTCCTTGGAGTGTGCCTGATGCGGTGGTGAAAGGTGTGGCTACTGAGCCTGCTTCTACCTGCCATCCCCAAGTGCTGATTGTGAATGTTGAGTTGAGTGGTGCGCCAATAAAAGCTCGCAAGAATGAACCTGCGCCGATTGTCTTTCCGCTTATGCTTCCAAGGGTTGTGGTAAATGAATATCTAGCCCACGAAGTTGTGATGGTGGCGCTTCCAAGGTTGTAATAAATCTCAGAAGAACCGCCAGAGCCAAAGTTCTGATGTAGGTAAATCTGGCTCAACGCGGTGCTTGATGATGCTTTTGCATAGAAACTAAAAGTGACTAGTTGGTCTGCAAGCGTGGCAACATTTTCTATTCTTTGAGATAGCACATTATAGGTTTGTGAAGAACCTGCTACGGTGCTTGACCATTGCAAGAATGATGCGGTGTCTATTCCTGTGGCAATAACCGTTGGCGTAGTTTGTTGGGAAATTGTTGTTGTTCCGATTGTTCCCGAATAATCAAGATAAAAACGGTCTGCAACAAAAGTTCCAGCAGCAGGATTTGAGAAGGATGTACCGCGCTGCCAGATGCCAAAGTCACCATTGATGATCTTATTCTTACCCGCCAAGAACGGCGCTACTGCCCCACCCGTATTCTGCTCAACTGTTGAAGTTTGTTGTGCGCGTGACATTATTTGTCACCTCTTGCAATCGCGGCAGAATGAAGCAAAGCAGCCTTGATGTATTCAGCCACTTCTAAAACTCTGACAGAATCGCTAGTTGCTGCACCCGCATAACCTTTGTCGGCAAAATCTTCAATCTCTTGAGCAATCTTTTCGCGCAATTCCTGTTCGTTCATTTATGCACCTGCCTGTGGTGTAGAAGAGTTGGATGGAAGTGTGTCAGATGCCTGTTGAGCATCGTAAGCAGACTTGAGCATTGAATGGCTGCCTTGTTCATCTGTCCAAGCAACACAATCTTCGCCGTTTAGGTTTTGATAAATCGTTACATCAGCCATTACAACTCACATCCTGTAAATAGAATATAACCATTAGCAGAGACACCTGCTCTTGAACCTTGACCAGCGGTAATGGTCGGAGATGCAATAATTGTGCATCCATTGGTTGTTCCTTGATTGTAAGTAATTGCTTGCGTACTTGCGCTGTTTAGAGAAAAGGTTTGGAATGTTCCTGACAAAGTAATCCCAGTTGGAGCCGTTCGTGCTGGCACATCAAAAGGAATTGAATAAACAACAGCATTTGTAGCGTAAGCATATCCAAGGATGTTATCGCTATAAGCACCAGCCGAGTTTGAATAAACTGGCAAGTATCTACGACAAGCGGCTAACTCCCCCTGAAGTGTGCCGCCAGCGCGAGTAAAGGTAGTTGGAGTTGAGCCTAGTTCCATCTGAACATTGCCAAGATACCAAGCAACACCATTTGCGATGTTTGAGTTTGTGATAACAATGATTCTAAAGCCCAAGGCATTTGAAGGAATGGCATAAGTTCCCACCATTGGCACATAGGTTGTGCTGGTTGGGGTAGCAGTTCCACCTGTTGTTGGGTTAATTGTTGTCCAAGTAGCGCCAGAGCCAGCATCAACGGTGGTTGAATACTGAACATTGAAACTCATTTGAGTTGATGTTGTTGCAGCGACTTGACTTGAAATAGTTACAGTTTTACCAATGAAAGGTATTAGTGTGCTTGTTTCTAAATATGTTGTGATGTTTGCGCCTGTGTTGCTTGCCGAAGCAAGGAATTTCAAAGCGTAACGAGCATTGGCTGGCACAACGGAAGTTTCCTGAGAGTAAGTTCCTGAACCTGAGCCAATATATTGCACCCAACGGTCTGCCGTGTTGTAGCCAGAACTTGAAGTGCTTGATGTGCTTCTCTGCCAGATGTCAAACCCACCATTGATGACGGCATTACGGCCAGCGGCTTGATTGCCAGCCCAACCCATACCAGTTGAAGCAGAAGAGTTTGCCACGAGTGTTGA